TGCAGGGAGTTAACACATTGACCGATGATTATTTGATGCAGCTAAACCAGTTTAGGGTGGTGAAGTGGTAATGCAGAATGCGTTTAAGCAAATGGGTAAAGCCCTCACCGCTCTATGGTTTGACAAAGCCAAGATTACGGGTTGGCAACCAGTTAAGGATGGCTCAATCACATCCACAAAAGAAGTTGTGATTGTGGACGATGAACCATGTAAGATTTCTCGTAAGTCATTAAAACCCTCCGATCAAAAAGATTTCGGAACTGATGAGTACGACGTTGTGATGTATATTCGCACGGGCATTAGCATTCCTGCTGGTTCGAATGTCTACATTACCGATGCTAACGGCAAAGTTAATAAGTATAAGCGGTCCGGTAAAGCTTACACTGGCTACATCTCTCATCAAGAGGTTGCTTTAATTCGGGATGAGAAAGCAAAGGAGGCGGTTAGCAATGGCGTTCGGCACAATTGACGATGCGCAATTCCAAGCGTTTGCGAAGCGAGTTGGTAATAAGGTGCAGGCTAAACAGATTGTCCGTGAAGTTGGTAATGGGATGAGAAAGTTAGCCGTTCAATCCACTCGTACGGTTAAAGCGGCTACTCCGGTTGACACTGGTACACTGCGCCGTGGCTGGACAACTTCCGGGATGAGCTTCGGTGGTTCGGCATTTTCTTTTACTCTGGAGAATAATGTTGAGTACGCGCCATTCGTTGAAAACGGTCATCGAACTCGTGGCGGTGGCAGTTGGGTTGAAGGACGGTTCTTCTTAAAGAAAACAGTGATTCAGATTCAAGGGGAATTTCCTCAATACTGGCAGCCAATATTTGATAAGGCGTTGAGGGGGTTGTTAGATTGAGCTTTACAATTATTCAAAGAATTGCTGATCAACTTAATAAGTTGATACCAGATTCAACAATCTATATTAACCAAGTAGAAGGAGGCTTCCAAGAGCCTTCTTTTTATATCCATCCGATTACTAGTAATTCCAAACCGGAATTATTTAAACGGCAAAATCGAAGTTATTACTACCAAGTGGTTTACTTCCCTGACCCTCAAAAGCCGGTCACTGAACAAATCGAAGCCATGCAAGATTTTCTTTTGGATAACTTTCAAGTACTAGATGGTTTTGCAGTAATTCGAAACCGAGAGTTCGAACCGGTAGACAATACACTGTCTTTTACTTTCATGGTTAACCTACGAGCTTATCCGGAAGACCATACGCAGAAGCAGCAAACAATGACCTATCGAGGTGGTATTAAGAATGTATAGCAAAACTGCGTTAATAACTAGTACGGGTTTTAGCGTCACTGATCGTGACATTCTAAAGCTTGTTTTAGATGAAAAGAAACAATATTCGCTGGATGAAGCGAATGAAGCAATCAAAAAATTTAAAGGAGGAATCCGTTAATATGGCAGGTGGAACTTGGACAACTCAAAACAAGGTGCGCCCTGGTGCTTATATCAACACCAAAGGAGCACCGCGGCCTAATGCCGACACGACTTTAGGTCGTACACTGCTAATCGGTTCCAGTGATTTAAACTGGGGCAAAAACGGTGTTACGGAATTAAATAACCAGTCAGATTTTCAAGCACTTCTTGGCGCTAAGCTTTCTGATAGTAAGTTTGCAACCTTACGGGAAGTTTTAAAGGGTGCTATTACGGTGCTTTATCTCAACAATAATAATGGCGAGAAAGCCAAGGTTGAAGATGCAACGTTGCCTTGGAACTTCATCGCAAAGTATCCTGGCGCCAAAGGGAACGACATTACTGTGGATGTCGAAAAAGATCCGAATGACGAAACCAAAATTACAGTTAAAACAATCTTTGGTACCGAAATTGTGGATTCACAAGTAGTGCGCACAACTACAGCTCGAGACTTTGAAGCTAATGACTATATCGACGTTTTGTTTACTGGCGATAACGCCGAACCCAAGGCAGAAGCAACTGCTGCCGGTGACGGTGCTGATTTTAAGTTAACTGCTGGTCAAGCTAAACTTGAAGCTTTGGCTGGTTCAACCAGTTATAAATTAGCTGGCGGCACAACCAAGACTGATGAGATCACGGATATATTAAACGATGCATTAGAGACCGAACGATACAATGTTGTGACGACTGCCGGGTTTGCGCTAGATGACAACATCCATGCCTTAGTAGCAACGATGGTCAAACGACTTCGTGAGGAGGAGGGCTACAAAGTCCGGGCGGTCGTACCAAATTATGAAGGTGGCACGAAGTACGATTATCAAGGCGTTTCAGTGGTTTCTAACGGGGTTGAACTGGATGACGGTACGCAACTGTCTGCCACCCAGGCTGCTGGCTGGTTTGCTGGAGCAAGTTCTTCAGCAGGTGCTGACAAATCCTTAACCTATGAAACTTATCCAAATGCCGTGAATGCTTATCCGAAGTTCACTAACGAACAAACCATCGACGCTCTAAATCATGGTTGGATTGTGTTCACTACCCGCCGTGATGGTTCGGTAGTGGTTGAGCAGGATATTAACTCTCTCACGACCTTTACCGAGAATACGCCAAAGGACTTCCGCAAGAATCGAGTATTGAGAACGCTTGATACCATTGGTACCAACACCCAGGAGACATTTGAGACAACGTTTATTGGGAAAGTTAACAATGATGGTAACGGCCGCAGCTTATTTAAAGCAAATCGAACATCTTACTTGGGGAATCTTGAAACCGCCGGTGTGATTTCTGATTTTGATTCCGATGATATTTCAATTGAACCTGGTAAAGATAAAGACGCTGTGTTAGTTAATTTGTCAGTAACTCCGATTGATTCGATGGAGAAACTGTATATGGTCATTTCTGTAAGTTAGAAAGGAGGAACAATTCATGGCTTATAATCCCGATGAAAGTGAATCAATCGTAGGTAAATATTTAAATGGCCGAGATACAATCTCAACTAAGGACGCCACCATCTTTGTGACGATGGATGGCAACATCTGGCCGATGATTGAATGTAATCAATTTAAGGCAAAATTGGAAAAGAATAAGGAAGATGTTCAAACTCTCGGTTCCCGTTGGAAACATAAAAAGACTACTTCTGTGGAAGGTACAGGAACTTTAGGTGGTTACGTTATTACATCTATGTGGTTAGAACATGCTTTGCCTTATATCAAAGGTGGTAAGGATTTATATTTCCAAGCAACTTGCTCAATTGAAGATCCGACATCTGCTGCCGGTAAGCAAACTTTCCAACTGGACGATGTCAATTTGGATGATGTCCCATTTGCTGACTTCGAAGCGGATGATGACGTTATGCAATGGGAATCTGATTTCACCTTTGAAGGAATTCACTTAGTAGAACCATTCACTGGTTTTAAAAATGCTTAAATAATTGGAGGGCGTTCACATGGCACAAGTAAATATTTCAGACTTTTTAGCGCAAAACGTATCAAACGAACCGGTAACAGAAGAGGTTCGTTTTAAGCGGTTTAAATCACCATTCATTATTAAAGAAATTACCAATGATGAAAGCGATCAGTTAACCAAGCAGGCGACTGTTCGTCATATTGATAAGCGAACCCGTCAAGTTGTTGAACAAACCGACGCTACTAAATACGCTGAATTGTTAGTGGTGGCTTCAGTTGTTCAACCAAACTTGAATAGCGCAGAATTGCAAAAATCTTATGGAACAATGGGCAAGCCGGTTGAAACGTTGAAGAAGATGCTTAAATTTAGCGAACTTAATGAGTTGACTCAACGGGTAACTGATCTAGTCGGGGTTAACAATAACCTTGACGAGGATGTTGATACAGTAAAAAAATAATTGAAGCCGGTGATGGCACAGAATTTGAGTATTATCACTATGCCATGTTTGAAATGCATTGGCTTCCACAACAATGGTTGAAGATGTCAATTAAAGAAAAAGCCCTCGTGATTGCTGGTATTGATATTCGCATAAAGCGTGAGAAAGAGGAGCGCAAACGAGAGGCTAGAGCTAACCGATAGTTCTAGCCTCTTTTTCTTTATCAAAAAACAGAAGGGAGGTTAATTATGGCAAGCAATATTAGCGCTACAATTACCATTAACGATGGTTTTAGTTCGGCGCTTAGTAAGTTGTCTAGCGGGCTACAAAGAAGTGGTTCGGCCATGGATAAACTTAAAGGAACATTGAACGGTTTTAAGGGTACCAATCAAACGTTAGGTAAGACGAGTGGCATGTTCAAACAATTCCTGGGAGCTAATGTATTAGGGGCTGGTATCACTAAAGGGATTGGGATGATTGGTAGCGGTATTAGTAGCATGGTTGGCGAGTTGAATGCTTCTAGTGTTGCCTGGCAAACATTTAATGGCAACATGAAAATGATTGGCAGAACGCCACAACAAATTGCCAACGTCCGTGGAAGCTTACAGAAGTTTGCTCAACAAACCATCTACAGTTCTAGTGATATGGCAAGTGCGTATGCGCAATTCGCCGCTGTTGGTACCAAGAACTCATTGGGACTGGTTAAAGGGCTTGGTGGTTTGGCGGCCGCTGCCGATAACCCAACGCAAGCAATGAAGACGTTAATGCAACAGTCTGTTCAGGCGGCTGCCAAGCCTAAGTTACAGTGGATGGATTTTAAATTAATGCTTGAACAAACCCCAGCCGGAATGGCCGCCGTTGCTAAAAGTATGCACACAAATTTGAACGGGTTAATCAAGGACATCCAGGCCGGCAAAGTTTCCAGTAAAGAATTCTTTCAAGCGGTTGCAAAAACTGGTACAAATGCCAACTTCAGTAAATTGGCAACACAATACAAAACGGTTGGTCAAGCCGCTGATGGACTTAAAGAAACATTAGCCAATAAGCTACAGAATGCCTTTGATAGCACTAGTAAAGTTGGTATTAAGGCAATCAGTTCGTTAACCGATAAGATCGGTAACATTAATTTCGATAGGATGATTCCTGGTTTGGTTGGTTTTGCTAAGGGTTTAGTTAGTGCACTGACGACAGCTGGGAGAGCCGTAAAAGATTTCTTTGCTGGATTTGCTAATAGTGGTGCTGTTAATTCCATCAAAAGTATGTTTCAAAGCATCGGGAATGCTATTCAAAGTATTGGTAGTAAAATGAATGGCTTTAGTGGTGGTAATTTAGCAGCTACGTTGGGCGGCTTAGCAGGCAAAGGTATCGGAATGGCGGCTAGTGCAATTTCAAGCATCGCCGGTGCATTAGGAAAGCTAAGCCCTGGTGTAATTACAGCAATTGTTACTGCTTTCTTAGGCTTTAAATTAATTGGTCCAGCTATCGCTGTTGCTGCCGGTGCCATCTCTGGCATATCAACGATTTTTGGAGCGCTTAGAACCGGGTTATCCTTTTTGACTGGAATTCCAGGGCTTATTGCCGCAGCGTTCAGTCCCATCGGCGGAATTATTTTAGGGACTGTGGCAGTTATTACAGCTGCTATCTGGGCAATAAAGACAAACTTCATGGGGATTGGTGACATATTCGCTTCTATTGTGCCTGTAATAGCCAGTGCTTTTAATGCCATAACCTCAGTTGTTGGAACTATTGGTAACTCGATTTGGCAAGCATTCCAGCCAATTCTTCCACTAGTAGCCTCTTTAGGGAAGATGGTTACCACTTATTTAGTTACTGGCATTGTTACGGGTGTCACAGCGGCGGCTGCAGCGATTGCCATTCTAGCAGACTCATTTAGTTTGGTAATTCATTCGGCAATGGCCTTGAAAGCCGCAATTTCTGGACTGGTTTCTGGTTTAAAAGCCTTAGGAAGTGGTATTAAGGGTATTTTTACTGGCAACTTTTCGGGTGTGACTAAGAATCTTGATAATATGAAAAAATCCTTTAGTGAGGCAGGGAATCAGTTATCTAAAGGTTTTAAGTTCAGTAATACAAGAGAAGTATTAGGACAAATTGGTAAGATTAAAGATACTTTAGGTCAAATGGGCAAAACACAAAAGAATGTTAAAGTTGGCGTGAAGCCTGATACTAAAGGATTTAAAATTCCTAAAATGGATGCCAAGGCAATTAAAGTGCCGGTCAAGCCAGAAAAAATGGCCAAGCCTGCAATGCCAAAGATGGCACCGCTAAAGGTCAAAGTAGCTAAGCCAAAAATACCTCAACCGGCACGTCCTAAAATCTCGCCATTAAAAGTAAAGATTCAAAAGCCAAAAATTCCAGCACCAGCAAAGCCAAAAATAGCTTCGTTACATGTTAAAGTGGCTCGGCCAAAAGTGCCACAACCTGCCATGCCAACAGGACTGAAAACAATCCCAGCGCCTAAGGTTGGCCGTCCACACGTGCCACAACCAACGATGCCACATCTGAGAGCAATCCCGGCTCCGCGAGTGGGACGACCTTCAATGGCTGGCGTTGTGGGAGCGGTTCGTAGTGGGATGTCAGCGGCAGCAAGTGCCGCTCGAGCTGGTGGTGCCCAGATTTCGGCAGCGGTTCGAAGCGGGGTTAATCAAGCGGTTGCGGCGGCTCGTTCGGCTGCTGGAGCCATGCGTGGCGCTGGTGCAATGATCGGTGCTGGTTTAGCTGCCGGTATTCGTTCACAAGTTGGCGCTGTTGCCGCGGCTGCTGATGCTCTAGTTGCTCAAGCAAATCGAGCAGCTAGGGCGGCGGCTAAAGTCCATTCACCATCTCGACTATTTGCTGAAATCGGTGATTATATCGGTCAAGGAATGGCTTTAGGGATTAATGGCACAACGGGACTAGTTGCTAACGCTGGTAGTAATATCGCCAATGCGGCGGCTAGTGGTGCTAACTTAACGAGTTCGCTGAACACGCCAACCGTTTTAACCCGCCAAGCATTATCTGCACCACAAACAGCCCCGACATCTACACCATTCAGCGATGGAATGTCACCATATGCTAATGTAACCAATGCTAATAATAGCTACGGTGGTGCAAGCAAGGTTAATGAATATCATTTTAGTTTTGGTGATATTCGTGTGGCCGGCGGATCTGGCGAAGAAACTGGTGCGCAATTACTTGCGAAGATTGAAACTGAATTAAGAAAAGTCGACGATGGTTCAATGAGTTAGGAGGGATGACATGGCGACAAAAAAGAAAGCTAAGAAGAAAAAGAAAAGTACCCAAATGGGCTTTTATTTAACGAATTCCAAAAATGGCACGATTCAATTACCAGTCAATCCCGCCGAAGTCTCGCTGAAGTGGGAGAAAGACAATCAAACGTATGATGTTTCTAGGCTAGGTCAAATTAGTATTCCTAAATACACTAAAGTTAGGGAAGTAAGTTTAACTTTCCCATTACCTTTAGAACCCGACGATGTCCATTATACTGCTTCAGACAAGCCGTTTAGTGGTGCGCAGAAGTATATTGATTGGCTAAAACAAGCCTATAAAGGACGCAAAGCAATTCGATTAGTTGTTTCCACAACTAAAATTAATTTCACTGGGACTTTAGATTCATTGGAGATTCCATTAAAAGAGGGATTTGCCGAAGAATATCCCGTGACAATTACGCTACGGCAATATAAAGCGTACAAAGCTCGTAAAGTTAAAAAGGCTAAAAAGAGTAGTAAGAAAACAAAAATCAGTAAAAAAGGTCAATCCAGAGCCGCCCCACCTAAAAAAGTTGGCCGGGGTTCTACTGTGGTGGTTAACGGCCGATTATATCGAGATTCACAAGGCAATGGAGCTGGAGCAACGGAACGCAACGCCCAACGGAAAATTTCATTGATTGCTAAGGGTGCTCCATGTCCCTACCATATTACAACTACTTCTGGTGGTGATCGTGGTTGGGTTAAAGGCAGTGCGGTGAAGGGGGCGTAATTATGAGCATCACTACTTTTGCTACTCGTACCCCAGGAAGCAAGACCCTTTGGGATTTGCGAGAAATCGTGACTGATGTTAAATGGATTACTGATATGAATTATTCAGCTGGCACGCTTACTTTTAAGCTTGTGGAAGTTGATGAGGGTTACACACCCCATAACGGGGATGATATTTGGTTTCGTTGGAACGGTAAAAAGATTTTCAAAGGTAAAGTTTTCAATGTTAAGTATAGTGACGACGAGGCATTTGATGTTACCGCTTATGATTCTCTACGTTATTTCAAGAATCAGGATTCACTGGTGTTTCCCGCTTCCACACTCTCACAGCGCTTTACGACGGTTGCTAAATTGGCTGGGGTCAAGCACAAAGCAACCAAAACAGCGTATAAAATCCCAGCCGAAGTGTGTGATTCAAAAAGCTATTTTGATATGTTAAAAACCAGTATTACTAGAGTTCGCCGGGCGACTGGCAATCATTATTTTCTAGCGGATAACTGGGGCGTATCTGAACTTCGAAAGTATCCGTATAAGAAATGTAATTTTATCTTAGGTGATAAATCTTTATTAACTGGATTTTCTTTTGAAAAATCCATTGACGATGCGGCTAACGTGGTACGAATTATCAAAGAGAACAAGAAAAAGAAATCCCGGGAAACCTCAACGGCCAAAACTAAAGGCAAAAAGACGAAAGCAACTAAGTCAACAACGAACGACCCCAAGAATACCAGTTATACAAAAACAACTGTTGCCGGTGATTCAGTTGCTATCTGGGGTAAGTTGCAATATATCGAAAAGGCTAAAGATAAAGCCAATGCCGCTCAAATGAAGCAGCGGGCGAAAGATTTAATGAAAGCTAAAAACAAACAAACTTTCAGCTTAACTTTAAAAGCTTTGGGTAATACGAATTTGGTAGCTGGTAATTCCGTCCCAGTGCAAATTAAGAGTTTGCGCCAAATTGGGTTTGGCAATAAGTACGCTTTGATAAAAAAAGCGACCCATAACTTTACTGTTGATTACAATGTTGAGTTAGAAATGCGGGTGGTGATGTAATGGCTGGCGAATGGATGTTACACCAGATGAAAGCGCGTGGCGGCAATCAGTCTGATTATTCTGATGTGGTATTTGGTACTGTTCAATCAGTAAAGCCGTTAAAAGTTCAGATTTCTAATCAATTAATTTTAACGGATGACTTCATTACGCTTGGGCGACATGTAACGAAGCACAAAGAAAAAATGACTTATCATGATTATAAAAATGATGCAGATATTACTCGCACAGAAGATGTCATTATAGATGAATCTTTAAGGGCCGGTGACGGGGTTGCCATGATTCGCCAAGATGGCGGTCAGCAGTTTTATGTTTTTGAAAAAGTAGCAGACGAGGAGGTGTAGCTGTGGACGAAGAAATTGAAGAAGTTGAAACAGAACCGGTTGAGGATGAAGCGGATGACGAGATTGAAGACGTCACTGAACCGACACTCACTTATCAAGTTAAAGATGGCCGGATTATCAATCTGGTTGATGGTTTTGAAGCAATGGTTCAAGCAATTGATAAGATTCTCAAAACTGAACGTTTTGTCTATCCAATCTATTCTGACCAATATGGGAACGATTTTCCGGAATTATTTGGCAAAGATTTTGGCTATTCGGAGGTTGAAGTTGAACGGATGTTGGATGAAGCGTTAATGGCTGATGATCGGGTATTATCAACTTCAGTTGATGAGATAGATGAGACTGATAGCACAACGTTGTTAGTAACTGGTTCTTGTGAAACTGTCTATGGCTCCATCCCTTTAGAAAAGGAGGTGAGTTTAGTAGATGAATCCTGAAGAATTACTAGCGGAATTGGATGAAATGGATTTCGATTATTTTATCGATTCCATGCTGGACAACGTCCCTGATAAGCTTGATAAACGGGAAGGGTCAGTAATCTACGATGCAATGGCCCCAGCGGCTACTGAATTGGCAGATGAAACCATTCGGTTAAAAACAATTATCAAAGAAACCTATACCTCCACAGCAGATGGTGAATTTCTGGATTTAAAGGCCCAGGAGAAAGGTACGGTTAGACAGGCAGCAACTTATGCGCAAGTGACTGTTAAGTTCCTGGATGCTGATGGAAAAACAATTGAAAACGTTGATATTAATGATCGATTCGCATCTTTGGGTGATGAACCGATTTTTTATTACGTCAAACGAATTAATGACGATAAAACCGGCTTGCTAGTTGCTGAAGAAGTCGGCACTCGGGCAAATGGCTATTTGGGACAAATTTTACCAGTGACGCCGAATGACACTTTGTCCTGGGCTGAAATTACAGAAATCTCCGTTCCGGCACGAGACGAAGAAGACGATGAACATTTACGTGAACGGTTGCTGTCGCCAAGTAATTGGGTAGCTTATGGCGGTAACGTGGCGGACTATCAAGACATGCTAGGCAAGCTTGATATCGTAGGCGCCGGGCAGATTTATCCAGCTTGGCAAGGTGGGAGCACGGTTAAACTGGTCATTTTGGATAATAAACTAATGCCGGCAAGTGAAGAACTGTTGAAGCAAGTCAAAGAAGCAATTGACCCGCCCAAGGATGGTGAGGGTTATGGTTTAGCACCGATTGGCCATGATGTGACGGTAATAGCGCCGGAGAAAGTCACGGTGGATATTACGACGAAAGTCGAAGTTGATCCTCAAAAAACATTGGAACAATTAACACCATTGATCCAGAAAGCGATTGAAGCATACTTTCAAAAGCGGCGGGAAGATTGGGATAATGTTGATACCAAGACCGGTCGGGGTTACTCGCTAAGCATTTACCGTTCACAGCTACTTTCTGAAATTATGAAAGTCGAAGGAGTAGTAAATACCACTTTGCCAACTTTGAGCGGATTAGAAAGTGATTTAGCAATGGTATTTAATGAAGAGAAATCTCAATTGCCAGTTGTAGGTGAGGTGAGTTTGGCATGAAATTAATCGATTATATGCCCGAGTATTATGACGGCGTTAAAGAAATGGTGGAACTGCTAAACTCGGAACAGCCAACCTTTGATAAGCAAGTCGATTTAATGACAAGACTGTTGCTCAACGGCTTTGTGATGAAGGCTGATTCACAAGGCTTGTCAATTATGGAATACGAATTAAAGATTCCGACCGATTTAAGCAAGTCTCTAGAAAACCGTCGTTACGATATTTTGATGCGGATTTTGCCACCACATCCGATTACGATCAAATATTTCCGAGAACTGTTAAAGTCATTTGAAATCTCTGTGGACGTAGAAGTTGATGCTGTTAAAGATGTGCTGCAAGCAATTGCCAAGTACGACGACATTAGTAAAGACCAAATGGACAGATTGAAGTATCTGTTAAACGTCTATGTCCCGGCTAACATTGATTGGTCAATTCTGACAACAGCAGATGCTGATAGCCAACTAAGTTTATTTATTGGGGTTGGGTCAACGTATTCAGTCGAGACATCTACAAATGTGAAGCTCAATGAGGAAGCTGAAAGCCGGTTGCCGGTTTACATCGGTGTGGTTCATCAGTTCGTTATTGAGACGGAAAACAAAGCAAAGGAGGGACAAGTGATTTGAGTAAATATAATGATACGCTTCTTACAAATGCTGGAGTCGACTTAGCTAGTCGAGCAGCACATGGGGATGCAAGTTTTAAAATCATTCGGGTAGAAAGTACAGCCGATGACTTATCCAGTAAGACTGAAGATGAATTAAAGGCTATGACAGCCATTCCGAACAAAGTTCAAGACGGTTCAATTGTCGGGCAAGAAGATACCGCGCCAGCTATTCAAGGCATTCGGCTACAATT